TACACTTGGTAAAGAAAGACTTTCAACTTATCATAGGTCAGGAACGTTTCAGGAAGTTCACCCTGATGGAAGTGTAGTGCAACGAATCGTAAATGATAATTATCAGATAGTTGCAAAGGACGATAAGATTTATATTGCTGGAAACGCAGACTTAACAGTAGAGAAAGGAAACGTGACAATCAATGTTAACACTGGTAATGTAGATATGAAAGTGTTAAAAGGTAATGTCACTTCAGAGATTACAGAGGGAAATCTAAAAGCAGATATCCTCAAAGGAACAACAGACGTATTATCAGAAGGTAAAATTACTGTAACTGGTAATAATACAACAGAAATTATATCAAACACAACAATTACAGGGACACTTCATGTCACTGGTAAACAAACAAATGAAAGTTCTATAGTTGCAGACGGAGAGATTCAAACTAAGAAAGGTAATGCACCTAAACTTTCTAAACATACACATACAATTACTTCAGGTTCTTCTGCTGGTAAGACAAAGAAACCCGATTAGTTTGTATAAATAGATATATGGTAGACTTAGTAAATAACGGAAAGACAGTTGCAACGAAAGATATCTATTCGGATTTAGATTTATTCTTTCGTAAACACCCTATTACTGGTGACGTTGTAAAGAAGACCGATACAGACGCAATCAAGAGGTCTGTTAGAAATATAGTATTAACTAATAAGTTTGAGAGACCTTTTAAACCAAACTTTGGTGGGTCAATTAGACAGTTACTATTTGAACTTAATACTGATAGACAAATAAACAGAGTAAAAACAACTCTTGCAAAAGAGATAATGCAGTTAGAACCTAGGGTAGATAATGTTGTAGTTGTAATGACTGATACAGATAATAATAGTGTAAACATGACTGTAGCATATAACATAAAAAATGGACGACCAAATCAAGAGGTTGAAATAAAAGTTACAAGGACACGATAATGGCAGTAAAAAGTTCACAATTAAACATAACCGATTTAGACTTTGAGAATATATCAGATAACTTAAAGAACTATCTTAAAGGACAAGACCAATTCAAGGATTATAACTTTGAAGGTTCAAGTATGTCAGTTCTTATTGACTTACTTGCATATGCATCTCATATCGGTGCAGTAAACACTAACATTGCAGCCTCAGAATTATTCTTAGATTCTGCACAAATCAGAAAGAACGTTGTATCACGTGCAAAAGATTTAGGATTCGTTCCTTCTTCTGAAACATCTTCAAGTGCATTCATAAACTTAGAAATGAAAAATGTTAGGAATGCAGACGGAACTGCACCAACAACTACAGATATGCAACTTCCACGTGGAACAAATTTCATAACAGTCTATGACGGAAGTTCATATAACTTTGTAGTCACAACAACTAAAAGACCAACACAAAACGGAACTTCATATAACTACAATGACATAGAACTTGTTCAAGGTGTCTATGCAAGTGATTCATTTATCTTTGACAGTCAACTTGCAAATCCAAAGTTTGTATTGTCTAACGAAAGAGTAGACAAAGGAAGAATGATAGTAAGTGTAACTTCAAATGGAGTGACAGAAACTTATGCACTTTCAACAGGTATATCAAATATCACAACCGAATCAAAAGTCTACTATGCACAAGAGAACGAAGAAGGATATGTAGAGATTTATTTTGGAGACGGAACATTAGGTAAATCATTATTAGACGGAGACATTATTGACGTAACTTATATTATAGTTAATGATACACATGCAAATGGTGCTACTCAGTATACACTTAATGGAACTATAAATGGTTTTACAAATCATACAGTCACAAACGTTACTCCTGCTAGTGGTGGTTCAGAGAAAGAATCAATCGAATCAATCAAGTTCAAAGCAACAAAGTTTTACACTTCACAAAATAGATTAGTTACACTTAACGACTATAAAGCAAAAGTGCAAGAGTATTATCCGAATGCAGACGCAGTTGCAGTATGGGGAGGGGAAGATAATGACCCACCCGAATATGGTAAAGTGTTTGTTGCACTTAAACCACAAAACTCAGACTATCTATCAGATACAGAAAAGACATTGGTTACAAAGAAGTTAAACGATTTAAATATGTTAACTGTTAGACCAAAGATAATAGATGCAGAGATTGTTAAGATTCTAATATCTTGTGTATTCAAATACAATGAGAATAATACAGACTTATCAATCGGTGAGTTAGAAGCAGTCGTAACCAGTGCAATTCAAAAGTTTGATACAGACAACCTAAAGAATTTTGATTCAATATTCAGACATTCAAACTTATTAAAATCAGTTGACGATAGTAACACTGCAATACTATCCAACACATGTAACATTAGATTAAGAAAAAGAGGTCAAGTTAAAGTAGGTGAGACCAAAGGTTATTCAGTAACTTTTGGTAATGCATTATACAATCCACATTCAGGACACAACATGGATAGTGGAGGTATAACAACCTCAACAGGTTTTTACATTCAAGGTGACTCAGTCAATATCAATTATTTTGACGATGACGGAAAAGGTAGTTTAAGAAGATATTACCTATCAGGGTCAACAAGAATATATCAGGATAGTTCTGCTGGAACAGTTGACTATTCTACAGGAAAGATTACAATCAATGCCATCAATATTACCTCAACAGTTAATACTGATTCATCGATTGACTTCACTGTTATCCCTTCAGGAAATGATGTCGTTGCAACTAGAGGTAATCTAGTAGACATTTCTTCTGAAGATATTAAGGTAACTGCTGAAGTAGACACCATTAGTAGTGGTGAAAGCAGTGCTGGTGTAGGGTATACTTCTACCTCAACCAGTTCATATTAAATAACTAATGAAACAAGTGGTCGGGAGTCCCCCGAGTAGTTTCCCATTCAATTGGATTATAGGAGGAAAAGAGAATGGCAGATAAAAAAATAAGCGCATTAACACAGGTATCTGATACAGATATAGGTGCTGATGATTTACTACACATAGTAGATAACCCAGGCGGAACACCCGTCAACAAAAAAATGACCATTGGTCAGTTATTCGAAAATATCCCAACTCATTTAGCAGTTGATGATATAACAGTATTAACTGCAACTGCGTCCAACCTTGCAAGTTCTTTTGCTAGTGAAATCACATTAAGTGGTTCTTCAGCAGTTGAGTTCGTGTTAGATAACGGAACAGACGTTGGTCAGTTAAAAGTAATTTACAAGACAGATAGTTCTTCTGCACAAGCAGAGGTTACTGTTTCATCTTGGGGTTACTCAGCAGATACAACAGACCAAATCATTCTTGATGCACAAGGTGAAGCAGTCGTTTGTATTTGGAATGGTACAAACTGGTTCCCAGTTTCAAGCCTAGGTGCTACATTAAGCTAAGATTATGTCTAACGATTTTAAGATAGAAAAATTATCAGATAGGTTAACCTCATTATTGCCTGAATACATTCAGGAAGAGGCACCCGTATTTGAATTATTCTTAAAGTCGTATTTCGAATATTTGGAATCGGAGATAGTTACTCTATCTTCCCAAAGTCAACTAGACGGAATCTTGATGGAAGACAGTTTGGGGTCTATTTTAGCAGAACCTCAGACTGTCAAACCATCTCCTGATGCAGAGACATCAAAACTAATATACGAATCAACGGGTGCAAACCCTACTGCAACTGCCGACCCATGGATAGTGGGTGAGTATGTAGTTGGTTCAGTATCAAAGTCAGTTGCAAAGATTACTTCCATAAATGGATTACAAATTTACGTATCCTCAATAGAAGGATTTGGTTTCTCAGAGGGAGAGACTATTACTGGAAGAGAATCAAACCAAACAGGAACAGTTAGTGGTTATAAAGAAAATACTATAGCTGCTAATAATAAAATATTAAATTATTCAGATATTGATAAAACTTCTGAAGACTTTCTACAACATTTCCAAACAGATTTTTTACCTTCGTTAGACCTTAAACAAACACAAAACAAAAGGTTAACGATTAAAGGTATATCAGATTTATACAAAGAAAAGGGAACTGCAGAATCATTAAAATTCTTAATGAGGATTCTTTATAACGAAGATGCAGAGATTAGATATCCCGACAACGAAACAATTTATGCATCAGAATCAGATTACTCTCAGAAGAGAAGAGTAAATGTTTTGATGTCAGACTTAAGAATTGCACCAAGTTCAACAGATAAGATAACTCAATTTACTTCAGACAATAGAATACAAGCAGAATCAATTGTTGAAAACGTATTTCCAATAAACACTGCAACAGGTGAATACTCATTAGAGATTACAGACAATCACCAAGGTACATTCTTAAGAGACCAACAAGTTACATTAAAAGATAGAGACGGAATTACTACTGCAACAGGAACATTGAAAGGTATCATTTCAGATATCAATGCAGACACCTCTTCTACTTATATTCAACATGACGATGACGGAGACTTGCTATTTGAAGACGAAAGTGGTATACTATTAGAACAGTCGAATGTAGGTTCTCTATATTCATTAAACGATTCAATCAATTTCTCAGGTGGTAAAGGAAACAGTGGTGCAACCACTTCAAAATCAGTCGTCAATGGTCTATTAGAAGGTCAGGTTGACCATATCTATATTGAAGATGGTGGAACAGGATATAAAGGTGGTGACCTTGTAGTCTTTGAATCCAATAGTAGAGGAAGTGGTGCAGAGGCTATGCTTGGTTCCGTAGGGGACGAAATCATATTAGAAGGTGCAACAGTTTGGGGTCAGTATGAAATTAAAGCAATTGCTGGACAAACACTTTTCACTGGTGCAGATGACAATGGTAACCAAATCATTTTCAATGACGAAAGTGTTGAAGTGTATATAGACGGAATTCTAAAAACACCAGTCACCGATTATACTCATAAAAACGATAGAGTTACTTTTACAGTTGCACTTAGTGGTGGTGAGTTGGTTGAAATCTACACGAAGAAAATGAGATTACTTAGTGAAGACGAACAACCAGTTCAATTAGAAACTACTAACTCAATGATTAGAAGTGTATTTATTAAGTCGGGTGGTATTGGTTATACACAAGTTCCTAAAGTATTCCCAGGCGGATATCTTTACTTTACAGATACGACAGGATACATAGAAGGTGAGGTTGTTACTGGAACAAATTCAAATGCAACTGGTACAATTCTAAAAAATGATTCAAAAAACAAACGTCTAATCATAAAAAGATTATCTAGTGATACAGGTGCATTCCAAAGTGGTGAAGAAATCACTGGTGGAACTTCTACTACTGTAAAACTAAACACCCAATCAACAGTATCAACTGGTGAAGGTGCAAAACTATTTGCATATTCAGATACAATTGGTGGAGTTGGTTCACTAAACATTCAAGAACAAGGACATAACTTTACAGAAAACGGAGTTCTAAGTTCAACCTCATACTTCCCTATGTTGATTACTACACCAAGTGCAAACTTAACAAAGGATTTAGTATTAACAGGAAGAGTATCAGGTACGACTGCAAAAGTTGTTTCATACGATGCAGATAGACACATATTAACATACACTTCATTAGACGGGTGTTTCCTATCTGAAGAAACTGTAACATATAACAACACCGATTCATTTAAGATTTTAAAATCAAATCCATATCAAGCAAGAGGAACAGTCTCAGGTGAAGGTGTAATACAAGAACAATTATTAGGTGATAAGTCTACACTAGATGCAAGTGCCTCAAACATACAAGATAGTTTATATTATCAAACACATTCATACGTAATCAAAGTCGGTGAGAGTATAAACAAATACAGGTCAGTTGTCAAGGATTTATTACACCCTGCTGGACACATATTCTTTGGTGAGGTTGCAATTAAACAAACAATCAATAATGAGATTGTAGAACAAATCAAATTTAGACCAACAATTGTTATACACGAAGCACCAGTCTTAACACAACCAAATGCATTTGCAAATTCAATGAGACAAATACTTCTTTGGACTACTGATGCAGAAATGAATGACCCATTGGTTGTTCTACAAAACGAAAGTATACCTTCACCCGATACAGACCCAAGAACAGGTGGTGCAATAACAGAACCGAACACTGAATATGGTGATTCGGAAATGAGAAGTAGACATTTAAACATTTTCAGAATTAAATCAGTTGCACTTGCAAGTTCATATAGAACAAGAAGAACAGAACAACGAAATGGTGCAGAAACATTCGTAGTGAGTGTTGTAAATAATGGTTCACAAAACGTATTCCAAATAAACGGAGTGAACAATGCACCTCTAAGTCTAAAAGTAGGACACACTTATCACTTTGTATATCCAACTGCACACCCATTTAGATTATCTACAACTGCAGACGGGACACATGGTAGTGGTTCAGAGTATAGATTGGGTGTAAGAGATATTGGTGACACACTTGAAGTTAAAATAGAGAGTGGACACGAAGGTACATTCTATTACTATTGTGGACATCATAGTGGTATGGGTGGAACCATAACAAAAGATACAACGGATACTTTTGAAACTGTACTTGCATTAGATTCTGCAGACCAAGATTACGTGGTTAGAAGTAATGAGAGAAGACCTTCCGATAAAGGTAAAGTAATATCAGTGGGAAGTCAACAAGACGAAGTATTCTTATTAGAAAACGGAAAAAGATTTTTATTTGAAGAAGAAGTTTATCACTTTGGTTTAGAACCAAGTATTGCCGAACAGGCAGGTGGTCAAATTATAGGTGATAAGATAATCATGGAAGATAATGATTTAATCATAATGGAAGATGCAACGTTTGATGATATACAAGATAATTATATCTCAACGGAAAGGACTTCAATTGTAAGTCATGCACCATTAGGGGGGACTTTACGAAGTCTAAATACAATAACAGGACAACAGATTTACGATATATCATATTATCTAAAAGACGAAACAGATAATGATGATTTTATTTTAGAAAATGGAACAGGTAACATTATGAGTGAAGAATCTAAACCCGAAGGGTTACGAATTTCAGACTTAGATACCTATTTTCCCTTACACACGACCAGTTACTACTCAGACGTGCCAAATTTAAGGTCTAATATTGCATTTAGTTCTTATATAAAGTCTGCGTAGTGTTATAAATAGTATTAAAGAAATTTAATAATCTGAGGAGATTAAGAAAATGGCAGCAATAATAACGGAAAAGTTTCGAATCCACAATGCGAAACAATTTAAGGAAGACTTTGGTGAGAGTGCCTCATCGAGTTACATATTCATAGGACGTTCATTCGATTGGACTGATGAGAACAACCCCCCAGCACCTGCTAATGCAGTTGGAGAGGAGATAGATTCATATGCAGACATGATTGCAATGAAAAAGGTTTCTACATCAGACGTATCACACGGACTAACAAGATATGATTGGACTTCAGGAACTTCATATGACGAGTATGCACATGATTATAGTGCAACTAATACAAGTCCTGCTTCAAGTTCAAATAACTTATACGATTCAAGATTCTATGTAATCACTGATGAGTATCATGTTTACAAATGTATCAGAACTGGAAGAGATAGTTCAGGTGCAGTGGTAGTATCAGACGTAAAACCAACAGGAACAAGTGCAACTACTTTAGTAGAAACTGCCGACTCGAACGCTGCCTCAGGTCGTGGTTATCTATGGAAGTACATGTATACAATTTCTGCCTCAGAAACAATCAAATTCGTAACTAATGACTTTATACCAGTTAAAACACTTGGTGCAGTTTCCGCTGTGGACGGAACTGGAACAGGTGGTGCAATCGGTTCAAGTGCAACAGATGACGGAACAGGACAATGGGACGTAGAGAACTCTGCAGTAAACGGAGGAATCAGTCACGTATCAGTTACTAATGCTGGTGCTGGGTATACAGACGGAACATATACAAGTGTACCAATCGTTGGAGATGGTTCAGGTGCAACATGTAGTGTTATCGTATCTTCATCATCAATAGTTCACGTAGACATTACAGCTGCTGGTTCAGGTTACAAACGTGCTTCAATTGACGTTGCTGGTATCTCAGGTATCGGTGGTGGTTCAAATGGTGCATTAAAACCAATCATATCACCTTTCTATGGACATGGTGCAGACCCAGTTCAAGAACTTGGTGGAAACTTTGTTTGTGTTAATGCAAGATTAGAGTTTGCAGAAGGTTCGGGTGACTTCCCAACAGATAATGACTTCAGACGTATTGGTTTAATCCAAGACCCATTTACAGTCGGAACAACAACAGTTGCAACTGCAACTTCATTAGCTGCATATTCACAAATGACACTTTCAAGTGTTACAGGTCTTGCAGTAGATAACCTTATCTTATCATCAGGAACAGACGGAACTGGTGTTGCAGTATCAAGAGTTGTTTCAATAAATGGTTTAGTCGTATCACACGTTCCAGTTGCAAATAGTGCTGGTGGATATGTAGACTTTGCATCTTCAGATTCAGTCTTCATAAGTGGTTCAGGTTCATCTTTTGGAACAGTAAACTCAGTGAACGCTGCGTTCCCCGAAGTAGAAAGATATTCGGGTCAAATAATGTACGTTGAAAACAGAGGTGCAGTAACAAGAGCTGCAGACCAAATCGAAGATATCAAACTGATAATCGAAATGTAATTATCGGGGACTATAAGTCCCCTACAAGAGAGTTAAAATGGCAGAGAAAACTGATTTAAATATATCACCCTATTATGACGACTACAGTCAGGATAAGAACTTTCACAAAGTTTTATTTCGTGCAAGTCGACCACTTCAGGCAAGGGAACTAACTCAGTCTCAATCAATCCTACAGAACCAAATTGAAAGATTTGGTAATCATATATTCGAAGAGGGTTCGATTGTTACTGGTGCTCAGACTGATATCGATATGGAACTTTACTATGTTAAAGTAAAGTCTTCCAATCCTAATGTTAATGGTGATTCATCAGTTGAAACATACAGACAATCTTTTCACGGAAAAATAATACAAGGTAAAACTACAGGTGTTGTAGGTAAGGTTGTTACTTCTACTGCAGAAACTTCAGACGATAAGATTACAATATTTGTCAGATATCAATCACAAGGAACAAATTCAGAAAACTCATTTACATTCGCTGCTGACGAAGAACTACAAGAAGTCACAGTAGATGAAAATGGTGCAATTACTCCAGTAGGAAGTAATAATAACAATTTCCAAGTAGATTCATTAACAGTTGATTCAAATCCAACAGGAAGAGGTTCAATTGCAAACATATCAGAAGGTGTTCTATTCTTAAGAGGATTCTTTGTTAAGGTTCCAGCACAAGAACTTATCTTAGAAAAATACTCAGGTGCTCCTTCATACAGAGTTGGTTTAACTATTACAGAAAAGTTAATATCATCTTCAGAAGATTCAAGTTTATTAGATAACTCACAAGGAACAACAAACGAAAACGCTGCTGGTGCAGATAGACTTCAGTTTGAAGTTGCATTAAGTAAGTACACACTTACTACAACTACTGATACAGATTTCGTAGAGTTAGTTAGAGTTAATAAAGGTTTAATCGAACTCAAAGTAGATAAACCAATATACAATGAAATCGAACATACAATGGCACGAAGAACTTTTGATGCAAATGGTGATTTCGTTGTAAGACAATTCGTTCCTAATTTAAAGGAACACTTAGACACCTCAACTAATGGTGGTGTTTATACAAAGGCAAATGGTGGTGACGAATCTAAATTAGTCATGCAAGTTTCGCCAGGTAAAGCATATGTTAAAGGATATGAAATTGAAAAGATAGGAACAACAACAGTTCCGTTGAACAAAGCAAGGTCAGTAGTTTCTTTAGATAATGCAAACACCCCAGTCAGATTAGGAAACAAATTAAGAGTTACTAGTGTCCATTCATTACCCGAATTTGGTAATGACTCAGGTAATACTGCACTAGACCCATTCCAAGTTACAAATTTAGTAGACTACACACCAAGTGCTGGTGCCGCAGTTACAGGAAATCCAATCGGGTTATGTAGAGTTAGAAATGTTGACGAACAAACTACAAATATATACAACTTATTCTTGTTTGATATCAAAATGTTCACGAAGGTTTCTTTAAGTAGTATATCTGCATCTAACGAATTCAGTGTTGGAGATAAAATAACAGAAGATACAACAGGTGCAACAGGTATTGTTGCAATAGTAGACGCAACTAACAATCTGTTAATGTTACATGACGTTGTTGGTGCATTTACAGTTGGAAATGGTTTATCTTCAAGTGGTTTAACAAATACAGTTAAAGGTAGTGGTGCAATCACTGGTGTTAGAACATATAATATTGATAGAGTTAGAGGTGTAGTACAAGAATCAAACGATTCAAACAATGAAAGATTTACTGCAAGTGTAGTTTTAGACAGTGTATTTAACTTAACTGGAACAGGAATATTCGATACAACTACAGGTCTTACAGGTTTCGGAACTAAATTTACTACAGAACTTAAAGAAGGAGACGTTATTCATAACCCTGCTTCAGGACAAGATTTAATTGTTGCTTCAGTTACAAGTGATATAGTTGCAACACTTACAGTTGCTTCAACAGCAACATATCAAGGTGGAGTATCAAGATTACGTGCAACACTTTACGACCAAAACCAAACTGCAAGTATATTTGCATGGCCAAGAAACTGGGTTAAAACACATACAGGTGAATCAGTCCAAATAAGAAGACAGTTCACAACTGCACTTTCTAATACAGGAACGTTTACTATAGACACTGGTTCTAATGGTACATTCGGTACAGTAAACAAAGACAACTTTACAATTGCAGTGGTACAAGGTGCTGGTGGTTCACTTTCAGCAGGAGACTTAATTGACCCCGATACACTTACTGCAAACAATCAACCTTCAGGTTCAGGACAACAACTTACATTCAGTGGTATCAATGCAAATAATAGTGGTGCAACTGTAAAGGTTTCATATACTGTAATTATAACAGACCCAGTTAACAGAACTAAGACATTAAGAGAAGGAAGAATGTTAAAAGTTGGAACTAGTTCTGCTGGAAATACAGTATTCTATGGAACTGCATACGACAATAAAGAAATTACACTAGGTGTTCCCGATGTATATAAAGTTCGTGGAATATACGAAGGTGTTTCAGGAGATGCAGTACCACCTTCAGGAGTTTTGACTCCTACAACAGGAACCTTTGTTGTTAACGAAGAGATTGTAGGTCAAACTTCAGATGCACGTGCAAAAATAATTACATTGGGTACAGACCCAGCAGTTTCATACTTCTATTACACTAATGATAAAGTGTTCTCTAATACAGAAAGTATTATTGGTCAGACTTCAGGTGCAGTAGGAACAATTGCATCAGTTACAACAGGTTCACCGAACATAACAAACAGATACTTCTTTGACAATGGTCAGAGAGATGGTTTCTATGACTTATCAAAAATAGTATTGAAGCCTGGTGAACCAGCACCAAACAATAAAATTCTAGTAGTCTTTGATTATTTCCAATCATCAGGTGGTGGAGATTACTTTGACGTAAATTCATATAGTTCAATACCATATTCAGATATCCCAGTCTACTCACCAAACAAAGTTGACTTAGGTGGATTAGAACCCGATGGAACATTTGAATTATCAGACTCAGTAGATTTCAGACCTCAAGTTGGTCAGATACTAGGGTCAGGAACTTTTGCAACAAATAATTCACAAGACCCAACAGACTCTACAAGTATTGTTGACTTATCAGATACAAGTGGAGAAGGTGCAAGATTCTCTCCATTTGGATATGAGAGTGGACGTTCTTTCTTAGGAACAAGAACAAATATTGCAACAACAAATGCAAGTGCAGTGGACACACCAGTAAGTGGTTCAAGTGTTGTGGGTGATATATCTTTTTATGTTGGAAGAATAGATAAAGTATTTTTACATAAGTCAGGAATGTTCCAAGTATCAACTGGAAATCCTTCTTTATCACCAACTAAACCTAAGGCAGTTGACGAAGCAATCGAAATGTTTGAATTGTCAATACCACCTTATACTAATAAGTTAAACCAAATCAGAGTAAGGTCACAAGACCATAGACGATATACTATGAAAGATATCGGTAAGATTAACAACAGGGTCACTAACTTAGAAAGAATCACTTCACTATCATTACTTGAGAAAGATACTCAATCAAAACAGATATTAGATGCAGACGGATTCGACAGATATAAGTCAGGTTTCTTAGTAGATAACTTTAGAGGTCATAAGATTGGTGACGTAAATCACCCCGACTATAAGTGTTCTATCGATACTAAAATGGGTATGTTAAGACCTCAGTCTTATCAACAGTTCTTTGATATATCACTAAACCAAAGTGCATCAGCAAACTTCAAAAAGACTGGAGACTTAATAACACTTCCGTTTACAGAAATAAATTACGTAGACCAAAGTAAAGCTTCTCGTTCAATCAATGTTAACCCATACCATGTATTTGCATTCGTAGGTAATGTCAAGTTGACACCCGAAACAGATATATGGCAAGATACAGAACAATTACCCGAAGTTAGAATCAACAGAGAAGGTAATTTTGATGCAGTATTATCAGACAATACAAATGCACTAGGAACAGTTTGGAACTCATGGCAAACCACATGGGCAGGTGAACCAAGTGTAGTGTCTTCAGAAGTTCAAGCAACTTCAAATGGTTCATGGTCAGGAGACCCAGCACAAGGTGGTGAATGGGTTGCTGGTTTAGAAATCACTAGAGAAATTACAGAGACACCCGAAATTCAAACAAGAACAGGTGTAACAACAAGTGTCGTAGAAGACTTTGTAGAAACAAGAAACGATAGAATTGTTTCAGTATCAATTGTTCCTTTCATGCGTGCAAGAACAATCGAAGTCGATGCAACTAACTTGAAGCCTGGTTCAAATCATTACTTCTTCTTTGATAATATAGATGTAAATAGATTTGTTAGACCTCATAGTGGAAGTTTCTCACAAGACGGAGGAACAACAGTTTCTTCAGGTTGTAAAACAGACGGAAACGGAAGATTACGTGCATTCTTTGAATTACCAAACAATTCAATCGATAAGTTTGCAACAGGACAAAGAGAATTAAGAATAACATCTTCTGCAAACAATTTAAGTAATCCTGCCTCAAATGGTAGTGCAGTATATCAAGCACAAGGATTACTACAATCTTCACAAACAGAAATCGTCTCTACAAGAAATGGTAGAGTGGTTATGGAAAGATTACAAGGTTCAAGGTCAATGTCTAGAAGGGGTGAGAATTTAAACTCTGCACCAGTAGACACAACTGCACCAGCACTGCCTCAGGCACCTGCTGAAATAGTGAGGGTAAATGACCCACCAGTTGACCAAGTACCACCAGTTGTAGTACCACCTGCGTCACCAATAGTGTTTGACCCACCAGTGGTATCATGGCCAGACCCACCTGCGATTCTTCCTATTCCTATCAATGATAATAGACAGATATGGGACTCAGACAGACCAGGCAGAAGTTCAAGATTAGATAGAGGTTGGGGAGACCCACTTGCACAATCATTCTTATGTGAAGCAGACGGAGGTATGTTCGTATCTTCAGTAGACGTGTTCTTTGAAACAAAAGATACTTCAATGCCTGTTTCAGTAGAAATTAGAACTATGGTAAATGGATATCCAGGCCAGACTGTTCTTCCTTTCTCTACTGTAACACATAATCCTTCAGCAGTCAATACCTCTGCAGACGGGTCAGTTGCAACAACATTTAATTTCGATTCACCAGTATACGTAGAAGAAAACGTAGAGTATGCATTAGTTGTATATTCAAATTCAAATGAATACAATATGTTCATTTCAAGAATGGGTGAGAAAGACCTTGCATCAGGACAAACAATC